GAGAGCTTGCTTTCAACCTGTACAAAGCCCAGGTGATTGACAAAGAATCCCTGCTTGACTTGTTGGAACCACCAATGAAACAATTGCTCAAAGACAGATTGAAGAAGATGGAGGCCGCTCAACAGGCTCAACCTGTTGCACCTCCTCCCAAGGCAGAGGGTTAACCAGACTGAAAGTAGGTAGGACAATGGCAACACAAGCAATCGTGCCTCCCCGGGCTGACCAGCCTCGGACAAGCACTGAGCAACTGAAACGTGGGGAAATGCCCTCCAGCTTGACATATCGTCAAACTGGGGTTAAAAACAACACTGGGCGTAGTCAACGTGACTATTCTCGTCGAGGTTAACCAGGAGGCATCATGTACGGTACAAAACGTGGTCGTAAGACCCGGCGTTAAATTTTCCGCAAGGAAATAGGGTATGGCTGCTTCCCCTATGAAGCAAGTGGCCGCCTGAACCAAGGAGCGCATCATGCGTAAAGGTCGTAAGGGTCGTAAAGGCCGCAAGTAATCCGCAAGGATTTGTCTTTGGGAAGCAGACATAAAATGCTTCCCACCTATTGACAAGCAGTTTGTAAGTGGTTACAAACGGCGCACAAGGAGTTTTTATGAGCGTACCTTCAGATAAATTGATGGAATTGATGCGAGGCAGTCGGTCTGCCGCCGCACCTGCCCCTGTCCCTGAACCTGAAGACAACCCCTCAGAAGCATTCTCTGGTGATGACACTTCTCCAATGGCCTCCCCCATGTCTACGCCTGAACCAAAGATGGGTTCAAAAGAGGCGGCAATGATTAACATTGGCATGGCTATGGATTTGCTGGAGCAATCTCTCCCAGCCCTTGGCTCTGATTCTGATGAAGGCCAGAAAGCTCTGGCAGCAATCCGTACCCTCACTGGTTTGATGGGGCCACGGAAAAACAACACCAACGAACTCCAGCAATCTGAAATTTTGCAGATGCTGCAAACATTACCCCAGGCAGGTGGCGCAACGCCTGAAGGTAAAGCGATGCAAGCAGCGCCGATTCCCGGTATGCCGCCAGCAGGTGGCGCACCAATCCCACCCCCAATGTAAGGAAACAACATGGAATTGTTCAAACCCCGTGGCGCAGCCGCACCCCGCCGTCCTACTGACAACAATCAGCAAAACGGTACTATCACCAACACCCCCCGTTTCTCACAACTTGGTGGCTTGACCAACCCAGCTAAAGTCGGTAAGACTGGCATGGCGGTGCAGAAACCTGCTGACGGTAAAAAAGTCATCTAATCGTATAAAGAGGGTAAACCATGTCACTTGAAAACATTTCATCAGATGCTCGGGATGAGTTAGCGGCCTTGGCCCAACAACTTGCTGAGAATCCCGCCACTCGCAAAGATTTTCTGCGTATGACCAAAAAGGTCAAACCAGACTTGCCCATTCCCGAACTTGACATTGAAGACTACACGCACCGGGCGGTTAACCGTTCTGAAGAGCGTGTGCAACAGTTGGAAGCCAAGTTGCGTGAGCGGGATGCGATGGAAGAGTTAACCAAGCGCCGTCAATCTTTGATGAAAAAAGGATTGATTGCTTCTGAATCTGAAGTGGGCGATGTGGAGAAAATCATGCTGGAGCAAGGTATCACTAACCATGAAACAGCAGCACAGTATCATACGTGGATGAAACAAGCCGCAGTTCCGACTTCTTCTGGTTACAACCCCCAAGTCATCCAACAGTTTGACTTGAAGGGATACTGGAAGAATCCGACAACTGCTGCTCGCTCAGAAGCTATGAAAGCACTCAATGACCTGCGGAAACCGCAGCGCCCCATTGGGCTGTAAAGAGGGTATTTTTTTCTAAGGAGGCCTTATGGCTATTGGCGGCGGCATCATACCGGCAACAGGGTCAAGTCAATTCAATGAACTGACCTACGTTACTCGTAGAGCCTTTATCCCCAAGCTGGTTGTCCAGCTTTACAACTCGACACCCCTAATGGCGGCTCTGATTGCCAACAGTCAGCAAGCCTCTGGCGGTGTGTCTTCCGTAACCGTGCCCGTTCAAGGCGCTCAATTTGTGAATGCTCAGTGGTCTGACTACTCTGGCTCTTTTGCCCAGCCGTCAGTTCAGCAGGGTGCTTACAACGCTGAGTTTGACCTGAAGCTGATGATTTCTCCCGTGCCGTTCCTCGGTATGGAAGGCGCTGTTCAGCAAGACGCAGCTATTATTCCGTTGATTGAAGCTCGTATGAACGATGCAACCAACGTGATGATGGATGCAATGGCAACGGCTTTGTACAACAACACTACCAACACTCAGCAGTTTATTGGTCTTCCTGCTGCCGTTAGCGCCACTGGCACTTATGGCAACATCAGCCGCTCTGCTTATACGTGGTGGCAGTCGAAGTCTTACGCTGCTGGTTCAGTTAACCCAACCCGTCAAAACATTCTGCAATACATTTCCGGCACTGTGAAAAACGGCGCTGAAATGCCTAGCTTTGGTGTTTGCGGTTTTGGCACTTGGACTTTGCTGGCTCAAGACTATGTTGGTCAAGAACAGTATGTCATTACCCCAGGCTCCGGCTTTGATGGCGACAACAACGGCCCCCAGGCAGCATTCCGTGCCTTGATGGTTGCTGGCGTTCCCATTTATCCTGACCCCTACTGCCCAGAAGGTACGGTTTATTTTCTGAACACCAATTACCTGTCGCTCTACATCCATGAGCAAGGTTCGTTCGTGTTTACTGGATTTGAATCCACCCTCCCGAACTGGCAGATTGGTTACGTTGGTGCGGTTTTGATGATTGCCGAATTGGTGAACGTCAAACCCAAGTCGATGACCGTGGTGTCTGGTTACAACTACCTCTCACTGTAAGGAGTCATCATGTCTCTATCAACTAACAAAATCATCCTGGCTGGTGCAACCACCAACTCTGCTGGTGCATATTTCAGCAATGCCACTGTTACAGCAACCAATGCTGGCGCAGTGATTCCTGCTGGTGTGTACGTTATGTTCCCAGCAGCTAACGTGGTTGTTCAAGCAAACAACGGTTCTACCATCTCAACAGTTCTCGCCAACAACACTGGTGGCGTGATTCTGTCTGATGGCGTAAACGTGTTTGCTACTTCCACAATTGCTGGTAACGGCACTGTTGTTCTGTTGGCTACCAATGGTGGTATCAACGTCAGCAGCACCTACGCAGCATAAGGGGACGGCATGAACGCAAACCATGTAGGCGCACTTTATCCCAACAACTTTGGTAATTTTCTCATTGGCGTTACTCCCAATCCTGTCGGGTTGGGCAACACGGGTAATGCTGTTGCGACAATTCCAACCGTTGGTACAAGCTACATTGTTCGCCGTATCACCGTGTCGGGAGCCAATGGAACAGTAGCCGCCGCAAACGTGACCATCATCAATAGCTCTGATGGTGCAGTTGCAAATGCGGTGTCTAACGCTGTTGTATTGGCAAACGTCACAGGCACAACCAAGTATCAGGATTTGAATTTGACGGCTAACACCGCCACTACCATCTACACTGGTTCTTTGTATGTCTGTGTGAACACGGGGGCCGCAGCTAACAACTCGGTTCTGGTTGAGGTATACGGCGACATTGTGACGCTATGAGTGTTGTCTACGTAACCAATCGCTCTCCTGACAGGCTTGCAGTAATGTATGCCTACAAGGAACTGGAGTTTCCAGTAGGCAAAACTGTTGAGATACCTTTAGAGGCAGCTCAATATATTTTTGGTTACGGTAAAGATGACAAGGAGTCGTGTCTGGCCCACTTGGGCTGGATACGCCTTCACTCCGAATTGGAACAAGGAATGGAGAAGCTGTCTAAATTTTATATTGAGACAGAAGCTCCCGAACAGAACCGCTCGTTACCCTCGGCGGTTGGCGTAGTACCTCTGCGGCTTGAGAAAGCCGCCGGGGGAAAGGTCACCCAAAGGGCAGCTTAAAATGGAAGCCAAATGGCAACTCTCACTTCCTACATCTCGGAAGTCCGGCGGCTCTTGCATGATGCCAATGGTGTCTTCTGGTCAGACGCTGAACTAACGGACGACATTAACAGCGCCCGTGAGAGAGTAGCGAGAGATACTGGCTGTTTACGCACACTTCAAATTTCTAGCACACCCATTTCTAACACGGGTGTACCTGCGACTGTCTGGGCTGCTGGCGCAACTGTCACTACCAACTCATTTGTTTTTAGTGGCATTTTCATTTACAAAGTTGTTACTGGTGGTACGTTAGGGACTGTGGCTCCTCCGTACCCGTCTGACAACTATACATTCCCGCCCACCACTGCGTTCACAGATGGCACGGCAACCCTGCAATACTCCGGCCCTGCTGAGATTATTCCGTATGCAATTTTGTCCACAGGTACAACGCTAGACATTTTGAATATCACGTTGTACTGGGGCAACAGTCGCCTTCCTCTGCGATACCTGCCTTGGTCAAACTTCAATGCCCAGTTGCGGTATTGGCAAAACTATGTTGGTAGACCTGTGTGTTTTTCAGTCTATGGACAATCTCAGATATACATCGGGCCTGTGCCTGACCAGTCGTATCCCATAGAGATTGACAGTACCATTTTGCCAACGCCTCTAGTTACAACAGACCCGTCTGCAACAGACCCTATCAATGACCCCTACACATCGCCTGTAGCTTTCTATGCGGCCTACAAAGCCAAGTACAAAGAGCAGAGCTATGGTGAAGCGGAAATCTACAAGCAAGAATATCTGAAGCATGTGAATGCCGTGCTTAACAGCACCTTCACACGGCGTATTCCAGACCCTTACTCAACTCCGTACTAATCATGGCAGCAGCAGAGCAAAAAAAGTCCTATGCTGTCATCAAGAACTTCAAAGGCCTAAACACAAAGGCCAACCGAACGGCGATTGATGAAGAAGAGTTCTCCTGGATAGAGAATGCCCAGCCTATCGGATTTGGCAACATCAAAATTGTCCAAGCTCAGTCTGCTGTCAATACTTCTAGCAATGTGGCAGTTGTCTTTGCCAACAGCACTACTGCCTTAGAGTCAGCAAATATCAATGTCAGTGACTATCTCTTGTCTTTTGAGGATAACGGACGGGCTGAATATTTCAACCTGACCAACTCTACCAAAGGCAACGTGGCTGTGACAGGCACTTTCTCCAGTGCTAACGTGTCTAGCGCCCAGTTTAAAAACGAGCGTGTCATCATTGGCGACCCCAACAAGGGTTTGTTTAACTGGGATGAGACAAACCTAGTCTCTATGGGGTCTGTAGGCTCCATAGGCATTACAAACCCAGGGGAAGGGTACTTGGCTGCGCCTTCAGTGGTTATCGGCGCTCCTAACGACACTGGGGGTATCCAGGCCACAGCAGAAGCAACCATCACTACAGGTGCAGGTGGACTTACCAGCATTAACGTAACTGCTGGGGGGTCTGGGTACACAGCCGTTCCAGGTGTAACTATTACAGCCCCAGATGTACAGGGTGGCACACAAGCTCAAGCAGCCGCTACCATCTCTGCGGGTGTAGTTGTTGCCGTTACCATAACTGAACCCGGTTCTGGATATTTGAATGTGCCTACAGTTGGCTTTTCTTCTGGCACAGCCACGGCTACAGCGGTGTTAACCAAAGGTACGGTCAATTCCATCACCCTGACAAACGCTGGTACAGGATATACCTCCCCGCCTACTATTACATTAACGGGTGGTAGTGGTGCAAATGCAACTGCCATCTGTCAGCTTGTCACATTTAAGACTGGCACGTTGTCTGTGCTGGTGACCAACGGCGGTTCTGGCTACGGGGCCAGCGGTTCTTTCTTTGTCACAGTCACAGGCACTGGTGGAACAGGCGCAAATGCCTCTGCCATTGTCAGCGGTGGTGCAGTCACTCAAGTGATTATGAACAACCCAGGTAGCGGATACACGGCTGCTGGCACTGTCACTTTTGGTGGCTCTGGTTCTAACGCTTCTGGTACTGTCATCCTTAATAGCGATGAGATTGCTTCTGTTGCTACTTTCTCAGGCCGCACTTGGGTGGCGGCAGGACGTACCGTCTACTACTCTGCTGCCGGAAGCTACAGCGACTTCACATCAGTGTCTGCCGGGAACTTCCCGATAACAGACTCAACTTTGCACGGCAAC